TTATTGCTATGACACAGGTTCATAATGATAGCCTGTTTCTCTGCGTGCTTCGATGAGGCATACTTTTTTTCAATTGCGTCTTCACTTATTTCATCTTCATCATCGAAATACTTTATGGTGTAATGCTTCTCTAATTCTCTGTAAGAATGTTTAATAATAACCGTGTATAACAAGTTTATAAAGCTAGAACCTTTTTTCCATCCGTCTTCCGTGTAATAATAAAAAAAACGTTTTTTTTCATTGCTACACACAAACGGATATTCGCTTTCTTCTAGCGAATCAAGATTGTGTTTGATAGTTGCTACAATAAAATCCACGATTGTCATATTCTGTAGCTTAGCGATGCTTATGTATTTCATAGACTCGCAAAAATCGTGAAACACAATAGGCGAAGGGGCCGCTGTCGGAACGGATGGGACTTGCCCTTGACTTATAGTTGCTAATAGTGTTTGAAATTGCTCTGCGGATAATGTTATTGACATTAATGTATTAATAATAATGTCTTTAAGTCATTTTGCGTGAAACTATAAACATCTCAAAACATCTCAAAACATCTCAAAAGATGCCGAAAAAAAAATTGATTTGAAAAAACAATATAAAGACATTATATTACTACTATATAATAATGGAGCAACCTTTTCAAACAGAATATTCCGTTCGCATTAGAAACACGTCTAATGGATTGTACACAGATGGCTACATTGACCTTAAACAATATGCCCCTGTTATTAATGATGATGTGTCGTTCAGCAATTGGTTAAACATTAGAGCAAATAGTTATGAGCTCTCCATTTCTCAAAAGGACTTCAATGTTTTTGATTTTCTCGATGAGTTGAAAACAGAGATAATGGAGGCTAAAAACAAAAACAAACGATTGCTCACATTTTCTCAAGAAAAAAAAAACTTTATTAGTCGATGGAACGCTATCAAGGCAGACTACACGTCTTATGATATAGAGATTACTAAACCCATTATTGATAAGTCTTTGGAATGGATTGATAAAACACAAAAAGAATCGACTCAGTTTCTTATAGTCAATCTAGAAACCATTTTCGCAATGATAGATGATAAAATTTTAGAACATAAAGAAAAGTTAAAAACCCTTGAAAAAACAGCTAGACAAAAGTATAACGCAAACGCATATGCTAAAAGAAAGGAGCTATTAAACATCGCTGACAAGATTAAACTAACCCCTGAAGAACGTGTGGAGCATCGAAAAGCAACTTATAAAAAGTATTATGACAAAACAAGAGAGGGGATTCCCAAACGTGTCCCTTTAACAGAAGAGCAAAAAAGAGAAAATCGAAAAGCTACTCAAAAAAAGTATAATGAAAAAGTGAAACAGCAAAAGGCAGAAGCTAAGACGATAATTGATAAGGAGATAATATAATTAATTCTAACTTTTAATAATAGATAAGATAATAGATAAGATAATAACACAATATATAAGCGAACGCCCACTTTTATAGCCAAAAGCCGTCGGGGGGAGGATTTTTTTTTTCTTAAAAAAAAGTTTAGAGAACTAAAGGAAAAAGGGGGCCAGGGCTTTTTGCCCCCCAAAGTAGGGCGTTCGCTTATATATTGTCTCAATATCTTATCTATTGCTCCCTTTTAGTGAAGGATAGCTTTTCAAGCACATAATTCACAACCCACGCATCGTCATTGTTCCATTGGGCATACTCATCGCCTTTTAGTTCGAAAAACTTTGTGTCTACTGGATATTCATTTTCATCTAGAATGGTTGCTAAAAGGGTTGCCCCTTGAAAAAGCACGAGGCTAACTACTTGAATGGATACGCTGTGAATTACGCGGCTTGGAGGCACGAAAACAGATGGTTCAATGGTGAGTTTAATATTCATATAGTAATTTCAATACTATAAAAATAATAATATTACGAATACAAGCCACTTGTTTGTTATTCCCATCATCGCTAAAATAAACTTCATATTAAACCTTTGTAGCAACTTATATATAAAAATAGCACGTGGAATTGTTTCACTTACGTAGCGAATTGTATTTTCCGCACTAACAATAACCTGCGAGCGATATTGAATTGGCGGAACTGCGTCATTTATAGATGATGGTTTACGTTTTTTACAAAAACCTTTTTAGCTACAGCCCATAAACGCTTGACTAGTTTCACACGTTTTATCTTATCGCTGCTATGAAGAAACTCAATGCTTTGCGATAGAAAATCGATGTGCTCATTCGTGTTCCAGCCTAATGCGTTAAACACTTTTATTGCTATATCTTTTTTGAAGCCTTGCTGTTTTGATTTCACTGCGTTCTCGAAGACTAAGTTCTCAATAAGTAGACAGAGACGAAGCACTAAATCCATAGAGCGTTGAAGCTTAATGTATTCAGGTATTGATTTTATATCCGCTACAATCAGCTCAACTATGCGGTTAATGACAATATGTGTATTAAGTGTAGATGTGTTATCGATGTAATCTACTGTTGCCGATTGCATGTTATATATATATATAAAAGAAAATAAAATTGAAAATGATTTAAGACAAATGACAATATATTACATATTATGACAGACACTTCGCAACACGAAACAAAATTAACGGAGGAAAGAAAATCAATATTAAATAGTAAAGCATATCAAAAAGGATACTACGAGCAAAATAAAGATGTATTTCTTGCCAAGAGGAAAGAACACTATGAGCAAAATAAAGCTGCTCTTCTTGCTAAGAGCAGAGAATATTATGAGCAAAATAAAGCTGCTATTCTTGCTAAAAAAAAAGAAGCATATGCTCTCAAAAAGTCGCAACAATCGCTTTAAGTAGTTTTAATAATATAATGCGTAAACTACTTAAAAAAACAATATAATCTTATAATATGGCGAATACTACCGTTGAAAAAGTTTACATTTTTTACAAAATCAGTTGTTTTAATCCAAACATAACCGATTGCTATATTGGCTCTACGACTGATTTTGTGAAGCGGAAATATACACACAGATGTATGTGTAAAAACAAGAAATACAATAACTGGCTAAACAAGCTTTATGTGGTAATGAATGAAAACGGAGGATGGGCGAACTGGGCAATGAATATAATTGACAAAAAAAAATGTTCACTAATTGATGCGAGGATTCACGAAACAAAACTAATGGACCAACATAATTCCACGTTAAATAAAAACAGGGCTTTCATTACTGAAGAACAGCGAACTGAAAATATAAAAAAATGGAAACTGGATAATAAAGAGTATCTAGAGCAAAAATATAAACTAGACACAGAAAAAAGAAAAGCATATATGGTAAAATGGCGGCAAAAGAACCAAGACAAAGTTAAGCAGTATTATGAAACACAGAAAAAGAAAAAACAAAATGATTCTTTGGTTAATCAATGTAATTCGGTAGATTTGACATTAGATTCACCTTTGGTTCAGGACGCTCCAGAATGTTCGCTCGAGCAACTGCCTTTAGCAGTCCCTGCGAAACCGCCGACCGTTTTTTTTGCTTTTTCAGCTTTATCAGGAATAGCCCTTCTAACATCTTTGATGCTCTGCTGAGCGGATAGCAACGCTCCACCAGCTGCTTGCCCTAGCGGTGTTCCACTAGATTGAAGCAAGCGTCCAGCGATGCCTGTTCCCTGCTGTATTCCCCTGACGGCGGCACTATCCGCCACTTTAGCAGCAGCATCTATGCCTTTTTTTACACCTCGCTCGACTTGAGTTATCGTTTTATTTGTCTTACCGACCGCTTTAGAGATATCGCCTCGAACTTTTGAACCGAACCTTGTCAAACGTGAATTGATTTTTCCAATCTTCATTAATATATTAGACGGATAAAAAAAATTATTGAATGATGCCCTTTTCAATTAAAAGTTGTTCTAAACTATTTGTATCTGTTGCTATAAAATTAGGAGGTTTTTGCTCCGCATCATTTTCTTCTTCTTTTTGTTGTTCGGCAAACGCAATCGCAGGGTCAGCTCCCCAAAATTCTTGAGTAGGCACTTCAAAATCCATCAGGTTCTGCGAAATAGCTTCTTCAATATATTCGAGTTCAATTAACATTGTTAAAGTCCAATAGACATTGTTAAAATTAATTAGATTTCCGTCGTCGTCTAGAATTTGTAAATCAAAGCCGTTGATATCTCTTACTTGTAATTCAGTTTTAAAGCCTGTTGTATTTTCATATAGATTTAACCCATAGCCTTCTGCGTTGACTGGAAAACCTGCTAAAACATTTAAGTTGCCTCTTACGCTACTGTCTAAACAACTGGTCGTTAGGGCGTAGCTGGCGATTCTTATTTTTAATGTGTTTAATAAGTTTAAAGGAAAAGGAGCCGTTAAAACTTTGGCTACGCTTACATAGTTCGTTGTAGGGTCGAAACCGAGGACTTTTAATATAGTTGAGCCAGTAGCAAAAAATTCAATAGACGTTCCAGTCGTTGTGAATGACATTGAGCCAGTGGTTGTATTTAAAGCGATGGTTATATTCGTGATGGCTATTAAAGCAAGTTGAGCTAATATTTCCGTAATCAATGTATTGCTATTGTAATTGCCTCGTGTCAGTGTTAGACTGAATTGCGAGCCACCGTTCACGGACATTCTCAAAACATTATTATACACATTAATAATATAGAACGAATATGGAAGCTGTGCGTTAAGAATTGAAATGCTTGCCTTTCTAACGTTTTTACTGGAAATCAGGTTTGGAAATGGAAAAAAGACGTTGCTTAGAAACGAACCATTATTTTTAATAGCATCTGCTGAATTAATATTAATTAGTCTAGTTTCAATAATCATTTATAATACACGTCTAAATTATTTTTTTGATTTACCTGTAATTCTAATTTCTTTTTGGCATTGTATGCTTTTTTATATGCTTTGCGTTCAGCAGTTTGCTCATATGCTTTATTATATGCTTTGCGTTTATCAGTTTGCCCATATGCTTTCATATATGCCTTTTTATCGCCACACGTAGCTCCAGCAATACACTTATTAATACACTCTATTTGTTTTTGCCAATAGCCTTCACGTATTTCTAATTCTGTTTTACTATTACAGGGATAATGCTCTATTAATTCAATATAATAATTATCAAACTGGATAATAGCAGATGAAGCACATTGCCAATCTGTTTTTTCATCTAGCCATCTTTTAAAATTACTTTTATGGTCGTTTAACCTATCTTTCAACGTTTGAACGGTTGAACCGATATATACTTGACCTGTTTCATTACACACTATTTTATAGATTTTGCCTTGCGAATAGTCAGTCATTTTAACTGTATTTATTATGAGCTAGTTTTTATTTCAATTTTTTTTTAATTGTCTATATTAAATGAATAATTCAACGACTTACAGTAGAAGTATGTTTGGGCTGACTACAATAAATGCTGATGAAATAAACACTGGGTCGCTCACTGCTACGACGATGACGGCATCAACCTTCAAAACAAATTTAGTCCAATCAATTAATGCTGGAGATTCACTAACATTAGAAAGTCTTACGACAGGACAAGTAATCATAAAAAGCAATGGAGCAAATATAGCGGTTTTTGATACAGCCAATGATTTAATTACTTTTAACAGTAGGGTTTCACAGCTAAGAGCCGACGGCTGCGTTTCATACGGCCCTAATTGTATAAATAATATAGCAACAGGAACTGCGAGCACTGCTTTTGGAAACGGGGCTTTGAGAAACATACAAGTTGGAGGCACATCAAATACCGCTTTTGGAAATGGTGCTCTAAATTCCTGCACGACAGGCGATAATAATTGCGCGTTTGGCCCTGATGCGTTGCGACTCAATGTTTCAAACTCAGGCAATATGGCGGTAGGATTACAGGCTTTAAGAAACGCGACCTCAAACAGCAATGTAGGTATCGGCGCTTCTTCCAGTCTTGGAGTAACAACAGGCGGCGGCAATACTTCAATTGGAACAAGTTCAGGCATTACATCAACCACTTTTGGAGCATCAAGTGGAAACGTGAGTGTAGGACAACAAGCGAATAACGGCTTAAATGCTTTTGGAGGGTCTAACAATACAGCGATAGGGCATCTTGCGAACAATACGGCAAATACAGCCAGTTTTAGTAATTCAACTTGTATTGGAACTAATTCAGTCATCACGGCTTCCAATCAAATTACACTCGGTAGAACAAGCGAATTCGTGTGTTGCCCAAATAACCTTGTAGTGGGTCGAACAACTAATTCAACCGGTTTAATCAAATTTTTAGTAAACGGCGACACGCAGATGGACGGCTCATTAGAAGTAAGAACTGGAGGACAAATAAGATTATTCAATAATGTTGCTTCATCACAAACCAATATAACCCATACAGGGAATTATCTCGTAATGAATTGTGTGGAAGCCACAGGTAAAATAGATTTAAGAATTAATGGAGCATCTCGGTTATTAGTGGATGAAGCAGCCACATTAGGAAAAGTTTTAATTAACAATGCTGGATTGAACATTTTTAATAATAACTTAGTTTTCAGCAAAAACACGACAGCGACGCAAACAATTGAATTTTTAAACTCATCAGGGACAGGAATGGGAACATTTTTTGCCAGTGAATTGTCAAACGCTTTTGTTTTTGATTTCAATAATGCTGTGACAACACAAGGTTATCAAGTGCGAAGTAGCGGAGTAGATAAATTGAAAATTACAGATACACAAGCAAACTTTTATGTGCCGTTAGATGTGAGCGGAGATATTACAACGCCAACGCAGCCGCCTGCTACAAATAATACCACAGTAGCGACAACTGCTTTCGTTCAGGCAGCCATAACAGCAGGCGGAGGTCTCTATGCGACGCTTGCTGGAGCAAACGCTTTCACAGGAACAAACACTTTTAACAGTAATCTGCCCTCATCAACAATCAACCCATCTAATAATAATGACTTGGTGCGAAAAGGATATACAGATGCTACCTATTCTCAATTATCAGCAAATAATACATTTACAGGGACAAACACATTTAACGGCACTACAAATGTTGTTGATAGCACCGATGGAGACAGTAGTTCAAGAGCCGCTAACACAAAGTTCGTAACTAACGCAGTAACGCAAGTCGCACTAAGTCAAACGCCTTATACTTATAAATATTTGTTTGATGAGTGTTATGACCCTACTTATAATCAATGCCCTTTTGGACTTTGGGATTTTCAAGGCACTGGGTCTAACAGTGCTACTGTGGGTTCAACGCTACATCCAGGATTATACAACTTACCAGCAAACCGAGCAGGTTTAAGCCCTACAGTTCATCATGGTGCTTTCAAAGAGATTACTTTTGTATTACAAACTACAGTGACGACAGGAAATCCAGGAGACAGTTGGTGTGGCTTATGTGAATCATACGGAGTCTATACACGAAGCATAATGATAAAACGAGTAGCAGGAACTACTACTTTTGAAGCACGAACCAACAATGTTTTAAAGGGAACTTTCACAACTGTTACTTATGTAAGTGGAAATTATTTTGAGTTTAAAATAGGGATTGATGGAGCAGATATAGTTTATACAATAAAAGATATTAATGCGAACCAAACAGAAACAATTACTGATACGACCGCGGTTTTTGATATTAATAACAGTTCAAAATTATTTTTTCAAACTGCGAATAGTGCTTCGCAAACTATGAACCTAGATTATGTTTCAGTTCTTTATGAAGCACCATTAAGATAAAATAATATATTTAGTTAATATATAAATGGAAGAAGGTAGAACATATAAAAAATATAATTGTCATATAATTATTTATAAAGATTTATTGAACCAAAAAAAGCAACGACAACAAAATAGTCATATTTGGGCATATAATAATAAACTTAATTGTGAAAAAAGGAATGTAGCAATAAAAGAATATGAGCGTAAAAGAGAAATACGAGATAGAGATTTAAATATATTAAAAGAGTGGATAAATAGATTACCCTGTTATTAATTAATCACCTTCTTCAATATCAGTCTCAACATCACGGTCAGGAATTAGATACACATCATATTTGCTATGTAATAACAACTTTTGTCTGTCTGTCAAAATGTGATACTCATCAAAGGTGATATAACGTGATGGCTTTTGTGTTTCAAAAGGCTGTTTAGGGAAGAAGAAGTCTAGTATATATTTTAACATATTATAATGAAATAAAAATATATTATAACATTATATAGTATGAATAAGTTAATTAGGCAAGATGAAAGGGAGTTTCAACTAGTAGTTCCAAACGTTAAACGCCCAAGCTATACAGTTGTGCTAAACAGTCTAAACGCCGCCACACGAACTGGAACAGGAGCTAATATATGTAGTTATAGATTTGACTGGTCGGTATTGCCTGATGTTGCTTATGAGGTTCATATGACTTATATGGGTGAATTAAATAACGTAGATGCGACTAAAATAGCTCAGGTTTTTTGTGATTTAGGTGTTCCGCCAAATGTCTATGAAGCAAGAAGCACCACTACCGCATTGTCTAGCAACTATATAGGATTTTTGGAAAGTTATATAGTGGGAGCTAATTCTTTTTTACACGCAGAAGAAGGAACGAATAATCCGTTTTATTTAAATGGTCGCCCAAGTCTACAAGAGTTTACAGTTAGAGTGTTAGATAATGCTGGAGACCCATTTACCGCTAGTGGAGCAACTGCTTTGGGAGAATATGTAATATGTTTACACTTTGTTCCACGCTTATAATCAGGGAACGAACCCCATTATCAGGGAACTTCGTTCCCCGAACCCCATAATTTTTTGCTCCACTTTTCTTAAAAGTGGAATTTTTTATATCGTATAATATATATTAAATGAAAATAACTATTATAGAAAACGAGAAGCCATCAATGCCTGAGTGTAAAATGTTATGTGATGGCGGACTACGAGACAAGCTAAACAATTATGAGCTAACCACTTTTTTAAATCAACACAGCACGACGCTTTTTATTGGAAAACCACGTTCAGGCAAAACATCACTAATGTTTAGCTTAATGAAAGGCGTGTTAAAAAAATGCTTCCATCGCATCTATGTGTTTCAGCCAAGTCATTCACGTGCGTCTATGAGTGATGACATATTCGGCAAGTTGCCTGATGACCGCTTATATGACGAATTAACATATGACAACTTACAAGAAGTGATGGATAGAATCAAGGCGGATAGTAGCAAGGAGAAGCCGTTAAACTCACTTATCATTTTTGATGATATGACAGCATATCTCAAAAAAAAAGATACATTCCAGTTATTCAAAGAATTGATATTTAACCGCCGTCATTTGCGATGTTCGCTTTATTTTTTAGTTCAAACGTATTATAGCGTGCCCAAGGACTTACGTCGCCTCTGGACAAATGTCTTTGTTTTCAAGACAAGCAAGGATGAACTAAAGAATCTATGGGAGGAATTAATAGAATACGATGAAGCATTCTTACCGAAGATACGGAAGCTAGTGTATAACAAACCATATCAATATCTGTTTGTAAACACGGACACTCAAAGATTGTTTAAGGGTTTTGATGAGATTAAGGTTCAAGACGATGATGACGAATCCACAGATAAAGAGTGAACTACATTTTTTTGTGCCTCTAGCTCATCTAGCTTCTTTTCAATAGCATTCATCGTGCGTTCATATTCTTCCCGAGTTTTTAGATGGGATGCCACAGCTTTCATTGTTTCATTTTCTTTCTGTGTAAGGTAATGAATGAGCTGATGCGTTTTTTCTTTTTGTTCTACGGTGTAAGTATTTTTATTAGCTTCAAGTAGCACTGCGTAAGAAAACGGAGATACATCGGTAAAAAAAGGGCTAATTCGTTTTAGGTCGTCCATCGTGATTTCTGTTTTTTCTCCGCAATCGGCAAAAGCAGGTAGTTTATAATTAAAGTCGTATTTCTTAACTTTACTAAACATAGTATATAATGATATACTATTTTTTAAATAGTTATTAAACATAAGTGATAATAGGTCTAACACGCTGAGGCACAGGTGCGTAATATTGCTGAGGCACAGGTGTGTAATATTGCTGAGGCACAGGTTGACTCACTTGTCTAGCAGGTTTTTTCGGTGGTGGAACATATGGCTCTTCTTCTTCTTCTTCTTCAACATCGTCATCATCATCATAAACGCTAACAGGCGACGGAGGGCGAACAACTTTTTTTACACGTGGTTTCTGTGTCGCTTTTGCTTTTGGTGCTGGCTTCTTTACAGGCTCTTCAGCTAGTTCCAATTCTTCATCATCATCACTTTCAGGTTCAACAGGCTTAACTTTTTTGACTACCTTAATAGTTGGTTTTTTAGACTTTGATTGTTTAGCAATAAGTGCCTCTTCTTTTTTTTGTTGTTTTAGCCTTTCTTTCTCTGCCTTCTCTTCGTCTTTTTTTCGTTTTTCATCACGTATAGCCTGATGTCTAGCAAGTAAAAGCTCTCTATTTTTTTGGTCGTTTGCTTTCTGTGCGTCGGTTCGTTCTCGCTTTATTTTTGGAACAGCTTTAATAGTTTCTTCGTCCATAATTAGTTCATCTTCATCGCTCATTTATATATTATAAGAAAATATTATATTATTGTTATATATAACTTAATGCCGAAAAAGAAAGCTACACAAAAACAAAAACAGAAACAGAGTCAAAAGACTGTAGTCAATGTGAAAGTGGGCAACACAATAAAAAAAAGTAAGCCACGTCGTTCAGGCTCTGCCCCTGCTTCTAGAGCACCTTCATCTTTATCTGTAGTTTTACAAGGGAGCACTTTATCAGTCCCTAATGCTCCAACTCAGCAATATAATGAAATGATACAGGCAACCGAAGCATTAAGGCGACAGATGGCTTTGTCAGGGCAACTCATTCCGCAGAGACAAACAAATGATTTACTAAACAGGGTTCAAGCAACTAACCCCTTTGAGAATATTCAGCAAGTTGTTAGAGTTGGCGACTTAGTTCGCGATGAGGGACTCCAACAGCAACAGGTGGATGCTGAAACAACTATTGACGCAAATACAAGTGAGAATTATTCAGCAAAAGTCGCAGTTGACCCTGATTGGCTAAGTAATGTAGCAATGTCAAAAATAGGTCAAAACTTATCTACAGCAACTAAAAAAATAGCTGCTGATGTGGGAGACGCAGAGACACGTGATGACATTACTGCTTTTAGTAGTGCTATGACAAGAGACGTAAGTGAATTAGAATCCGTTGCGACAAAGAGAAGAGGTCCAAGAATGGCGAGAAAGGCAAGAGTCGTCGTAGAAGAAGGCGACCCTTTTGAAATTACACTCCCATCACAAAGAAAAATAGCAGCAGCAAGGGCGGCAAGAGAAATAGCAAGTCCAGGGGTTTTTACTCCAACAAGTAAAACAAGAGGTCGTCCCAAAAAAACCCCTGAAGACTTTTAGGCAATTCAATTAATTAGCACAATTCAAAAATATTTTTTTATCCATAGATATTATATATGTCGGTTATTTTACCATCAAGTGTTTCTTATAGCGAATCTCTTCCAGCCCTTCCTGACAACACGCAATGTATCAATATTGCCGCCGCCCCCACAAACGGAGCTACATTTTCTGCTGGTCAGCAAATCTTTTTAGATTTTGTGAATCGTGGTTTTCTTGTTCCTGATTCTATGTATCTTTCTTATTCTTATGCTTCCACGAATGCTGCTGCTACTCCTGAGTTGATTGGTTGCCCTGCGGCTACTTCTTTTAATCGTCTTGATGTTCAAGTTGGTTCTATGACTATTGACACTATTCAGCAATACAATATCTTCTATCACTTTTTGACAAATGTGTCAATGGACGTAGCACAGAAGTATGGCCAACAAGCTTCTCTTGGATATTTCAGTGCGACTGTTGTTCCCACTTTAGAGCAACTTGATGGTCGCACTTTAGGCATTAATGAAACTGGTTCTTTTGCCTTGCCTCTTGTGTCTATCTTATCGAACGCCGAGAAGCTAATTCCTCTTTTTGCGATGCCTCAGGTAAGAATTGTCCTTACTATGGAAAGTATTGCGAATATGTTTACTGGAACTGGTTCAGTTCCCACTGCCTTTTCTATTAGCAACGTTCAGCTTCGCTACAAGGTAGTTGATTTCGGCGGTGCTGTGGAACAGATTGTTCTTGGTTCAAGTGATAAACTCTACATCAAGTCGCAGTCGTTTTCTCTTTCCTCGCAGACTCTTGCTGCTGCTTCTACAGGTTTTATGGAACTTGTATACAACCAAAGATATGCTTCTGTCAAATCCTTATTCGCTATTAACGGCAACGGAACACCCTTATCTAACAGAGCATTTGACAGTGTAGATTTAACCAGTGGAACAGGTGACTATTCCTTCAGTGTGGGCGGTGTATTGTATCCTCCTGCTCCCATTAGCACAAGAACGGCAAAGACTCAAGCATTACAAGAACTTCGTTCTGCGGTTGGTTCTATCTTTGACAAGAATAACAATATGTCTATTAACACGGTTGAGTTTGGATACAACGGAACTGCGGCGGCTACTACTGTGTCTGCTCCAGCAAAGTTCTATGTCGGCACTTCAACCGAACGTCTCAATAGCAACAACTTGCTAACTGGAATATCAACGGCTAACAGTCCCATCAGCTATCGCATTTCGAGTGGAACTTCTGAATTATATAATGACGATTGTATGAATGTGTTGGATACTATAGATAAGAAGATTGATTTAGCCATTTTTGATTTACCATATGGGCAGACAGCTTGTGAATGGGATAATAAAATAGACTTGTCTCTAATGTGGGAAAAACTGAAAAAAATATCAAAACCCAATACGTGTTTTATTTTTTTCACAACGACAAAGTTTGGTAATGATTTAATTAATAGCAATTCAAAATGGTTTCGTTATGATTTAGTGTGGTCAAAGCCGAATAGTGGTGCTGGATTTTTACAAGCGAAAAAGATGCCTTTACGTAAGCACGAGATGATATATGTATTTTATGAAAAATTGCCGACTTATAATGTTGATGAGTATCATAAAATTGTAAATAATGGTCATATGAGTGAACCTAAACCAGGCACTGTATATGGAAAAGTAATACTAAAACGCGGACAAACATATGACAATCCATTTCCAAGAAGTATTTTAGATTTTACAATAAATATGAAAACACGTAATCATCCAACGGAGAAGCCAGTAGAGTTATTGAAGTGGTTAATAAGGTATTATTCGAATGAGGGAGATGTAGTGTTAGATATAACGATGGGTTCAGGTAGCACTGGAGTTGCCGCAAAAGAGTTAAACAGATATTTTATTGGAATAGAGTTAGACAAGAAATATTATGATGTAGCGTGTAATAGAATTGACGCTATAATGAGTAAAGATATTACGACGTGATAGAAGCAAACGCCCTCTTTTTGAGGGCAATAAAGCCATCGGTCTTTTTTTCTTTAGTGCCGAAAATATTTTCAAAGAAAAAAAAAATTCTTATGTGAACGGCTTTGGCTAAAAA